CTTAAAAGTTAGGCTAGCGTACACGACCCTCGGCGTATGCTTTCAAAAGTTCATCTGAAAGACTTTGGTAACGCTCTGGGTCTGTTCGCATAAGTTTAATAATGTCAGCACGACGATAAACTTTCTTGCGTGTTCCCTCCGCTGTTCCACGAGCGTTGCCTGTGCTGGCTGACTTCAGAGTGTTCTTACGTGCCTGTTTTTCAACGTTGGCGGTCTGCTGTGCTACTACTGCTCTCTCTTTCCAGAGGTTGAACAGTTCGTCAGCCGCATCGTAATCGTACCCTTGGTCTGCCTGAACAAACAACTGTGTTCGGACTTTTGACCCCTTGATCCACTCAGCAAACTTGGCGTCCTGTAGTATACTCTCCATATCGGGATGCTTGGATTTCAACTGTGCAAGAGTAGCCTGTTGTCTTGCTTGCTTTGTGTAAGCTTCTGCTTCTCTGATCTTAGGGTGATTGTCTATAGCTCTGTTAACAGCGTTCTGTGGATCTACAAAGAAATCTACGTCATCGTATTCTTGTTGCTGTTTTTGAGGTGCTTGTTGGATTGAGAGTTGTGTCTGAATGTAGTCATCAACGACCTTCCGTAACTCACCAACTTCCGTACTCTGTTTGCCTGAAAACTTCTCAAGCTCTTGGTGCATCTGTACAAGGTCTTCTACAGATTTACCACGGTACTTTTCCGGTACTTCTGGTTCTTGAGGTTGTTCCTCTTCAGGAGTCTCAATAGAATTTGTGGTTAGTTCTTCAGTTGTTTCCGTTGGTTCTTCTTCAGGACGCTCATCAAGTAATTGTGCTCGTGACATAATGTAAACTTACCCCGCCTATTATTAAGGTTATGGAGGATTAAAATGGGAAGTGACCTAGGACTAGGGTTCCCGACTAGATCGCCCAGCTTGCTCGTGTTCACGTACCCACTTCATGTGTCTGCCGGGGAAATCCCCAGAAGACCCTTCGAGTATGTGTTGAGTTGCTGAAACGATTTTTGTAGCGTTAGCGCCACACCCGCACCTACTGGATGTAACGTCACCTTCTACAAATTCTTCAAAGGTATGTCCGTTAGTACAGCGAAAATCAAATACTTTAATCATCGCTAGTTTGCTCTTCGTAGTTGTTGTTAGTAGTAGCTTCAAAGTTAATTAGATAAGCTAGTACGTTTAGTTGTCCTTTACGTACATACAAATCGTTTTCATCTTTGGTAGCTTCTACGCTGTTGATTACGAGAGCGTTTTGTTGTAGTTCTTCGATTAACTGTTTCCAACCAGCGGTGTTAAACAGGTCAAAGTACTTGTTGTAATACTGTTCTGTTTCGTGATCTAGTGAGGCCATAAGGTTGTCTCTATATCTCCTATTATAACATATTTTTGACTAAAAGTCAAGTATTATTTTACGGTATTATTACCGATTCTTCTTAGCTGTTTTAGCCGCCTTTAAACGCTTTGGCTGTAGGAGCGCCTTTAGATCCGGGTTTACGCATCTTTTCGCCAGAACCAGCGGCAATTCTCTTGCGTTTTGCGTGAATATTACTGTATAATCCCCTAGCCATCGTTATTTACCCTTTGGCTTTTTCTTCTTTTTACCTTTGTTATACATTTGCTTTCTCCTTTGCTTTTTTAGACAAATCCTTGTAGTGATACAGTCTTACAGAGGTCTTGCCGTGGGTTTTACCTGTGTGGAGCGAACCATCAGGCATTTTGTGCGTGTTCCCTGACCACAGGGTTCCATCACGCTTGTAGTGTTTCATGTTCTTAGCCATGTCACCATTTCACCTTGTTTGCCCAGTATGCGGCGCTCATCTTTCCTTTAGCAATGTTCTTAGAGTGTCTAGCCTTAAAGGACTTACGCCTCGCCTTTTCTTTAGCTGTCTTAGGATCTTTTCCAGCACCGCTGACTCCCTGTTGTCCAAATCGTATGGTTTTAACCTTGTCCCCTTCTTTAGCCACAACTACGTGTGACTTCGTAGGGTGATTAGGCGTCCGCTTCGGCTTGTTGTACCCGCTTACTCCCGCTCTTGCTAGTCTTGGGTCTTTCTCGCTCATTGACCTTGGCCTCCAGTTGGTCCAGTTTGAGTTGGAGCATTTCCAATTTGTCGAACTGGTCTTTGAACGCTTGGTTGATTTGGTCTAGGAATTTGGTCATTTCCACTTGTGTCATTAGCACGGGGTGTTGCTCCTCTAGATAATTGGTTGTTCATTGCCTTTTCTTTTATTGCTACTTCAGCAACCTTCAGTCGACGCTCAAACTCTTTGTCGTCTTCGTCACCTTCTCTGAGGTTTCGTGTGATTGCTTCAATCTTTTCAATCTCAAGCTCCTGTGGCGCAAGCTGTGCCTCCACGACGTACTTATTAGCCCTAGCCTGAGACTCTGCGGCTTGTCCTTGTAGGGCGGCAGTCTGCGCTTGCTGGAACTCAAGTTGTGCTTGTTGTGCTACCTGTGCCATCTGCTGTGCTTGCGGGTTAGGCTGTGACGCCTGTTGCATTGCCGCAATAAGCTCCTCACGGTTACTGAGGTTCATGTTGTCGATGATGCTCTGGATCAGCACAGGGTACAGTGGGCTGTCTTGCTTCATAGTCTGCAAGAGTTGCACCAACTGTGTAACCTCGTACTCACGAGCGATGATACCCAGAGTACTCGTAGCGTTAAACTTGTAGTCAGCTACAGGGTAGTTCTCAGGGTCAAACTGCATGTACCGGTGTGCGGCCTTGGTTACAAACGGGAGCAGGAAAGACTGCTGGAAGTTTATAAGAGTGCGCTTATGCCGCTTAATAATAGCACCAAGAGACATACTAATGCCAGCGGCAGTAGCTTCACCATTGACTTGTCCCGCAATGCCAGCGGAATCCACGGCTCCAGTTGCTTGTTGCACCATCTGTTGAAGGCTAGCGGCTTGTGCAAAAGTGATTTGCCCCACTTGACCAAAGTTGAAAGGTTGAAGTACTTCACGGGGATCTCCATTAGTTAGTATCATCTTGCCGGGGCGAACTTCTGGTCTAGCGCCTCTAGGCAATCTAGTTGCGTCAATCGCCAGCATAGGATGAATAGTGAGTGACAGGGCGTCAATACGTGCGCGTAGCTCTGTGTCTAGAGCCTTCTGGCTGTTGTAGCCCTTCTCGCACACGCCTCTGCCCCAGAACCGTCCGGGTACTACGTCCCAAGGGAACGCAACAATAGGACGGTCTTGCATCATGTAAGGGTTAGCTTCGGCTTTCAAGAGTGTACCGCCGTTAGCGATAACTACGATAGCCTCAACGTACTTTGACTCATCGTCTACGTCTACGTCTTCAGCCTCTAGCAACTCACGAGGCACTAAACCGTAGTACTTCGTCAGACGTACCTTGTCGTCGTTGTAGATCGTTAGGTCTTGGTCAGGCTCTAGGTCGTTGTCAGGGGCCGCAGACTCAATGTAAGCGTCCCTGTACACGCCTTGCTCCTGTAATAGCTCTACACTGTGCTTAGACACAAACTCGTCCACAGCGACACCCATAGCGTCCTCAACGGACGTAGCCACAGGATCAATCAGGAAGTTCTGAGGCAACACGGGCTTCAGCTTTACTACAACCCTGTCGGTAATGTTTACACCCACAGCAGTCAACTGTCCGTCCATGATCGGCTGGGTAGCCGGGGCCATTTCTTTGATCTCTTCCAGCGTGATCTCACCGATACCTGTGCCAAACACAGCGGCATTGATGAGGCACTCAGCTACAGCCTTACGTACCTTACAGGCTTCAAAGTCTTCAGCTAGCTTCTTGCGGAGGTACAGGATGTCCTGCTTGTCTTGGTCGTTTGCGTCATCAGAGATGTCAAACCACTTACCTCTGCCAAACGTGGCTTCTTCTAGCTCCGCTACGTTAGACTCTACAGCTTGCTGAAGCGCAGGAGAGATGATTCTAGAACGCTCCGATGCTCTCTCGGAGTCAGCAGGATCCCATTGACCTCGCCATAGCCTATAGTATTCTTCAAATTTTTCTTCGTAGTTTGACTCATAGTGATCTCTCCAGTTTTCACACTTGGTCATCACCCACTCTTCCAGAGACTCCTCTATCATCAGAG